TCAAGATTGGCGCAACCGACTACGCGTGTGACGCTACTTCGGTAGAGCTAACTCTTGGAGATGCACCCGGCGACGTACAGACCTTTTGCGAACAGCGTGTTGGCGGTCAGTGGGCGCTAACCCTAGCAGGTATCACATCAGGCGACAGCGCCAGCTTGTTCAGAGTTCTATGGGAGAACTTTGGCACAGAGGTAGCTTTCACTATTGCACCTAACGGCAACGTAACCGCATCAGCAACCGAACCACACTACACCGGTGTAGCTAAGTTCAACCAGCTACCGCCACTAGCACTAAACAGCAACGAAGTAACTACTTTCGAGGTTGAGCTAGAGGTTGTAAACACTCCACACGACCCAGCAAGCGACGACTACTACGGCGTAAGCATCGTAACCGCCTAAAGGTGGAAACTAACGGGGTCAAGGTAAAAGGCTTTAAACAAAGCATTAAAGCCCTTCGAGCCATTGGTGTACCTGACGAAACCATTAAGCAGGCTAACGCTGCTGCCGGTGATCTGGTCGCTAATGAAGCGCGAAACCTTGTCCCCGTTCGCACCGGGCGACTACGCAGCACCATACGCGTATCTAAAACGCTAAATCGTGTAAGCGTATCAGCTGGTAACAACGTCAAAGTTCCCTACGCTAACCCTATTCACTGGGGTTGGTTTAAACGCAACATTCGCCCAAACCCGTTCTTTAGTAAAGCTTTGGGCATTACGCGTGACGAAGTTTACCGAAACTATTACCGTAACTTGGATACACTTATCGCATACCATTCGACCACAGGAGAAGGCGACTAATGTCACAGAAACCAACTATTTTAGAACTGCTAACAATGGAAGAGCTAGAAACTCTAGAAAACCTTGTTGGCAAAACTTACACCGAAATTTTTAGCAAAACAGGCATGACAGCAAAAGCAGCCTATTCGTTGCATTGGATACTACAAAAAAGAAGCAACCCAGAAGCTGACATTGCTAACAGTAAAAAACTAAACGTAACCCAACTAAATCAAGCATTTGAGGATTACACCGAAGACCCAAAAGACAGTTAGCGGTAGATCAGGCGAAACGTTTAGCACAGTTCTGCATAGCGTACAGCGTTAGCCCCGAGGTTTACCGTAAACTGACACTTGCAGAGTTTGAAGCGTTTATTCAAGTGGCCGAGGAGATGAGAAACCAATGAGCTTAGTGCTGAACGTCGAAATCCTTGGCGAGTTCAAGAAACTAACCGCAGCAACTTCGGGCGCTGAAACAGCGTTGCAGAAAATGAATAAACGTGCCGACAAAATCAGTTCAAACATTAAAAAAACACTAGGCGCTATTGGTGTCGGGTTTAGCCTTAGCCTTATTGTTCGAGAATTTGACGACATGGCTAAAGCAGCTATTGAAGATCGCAAAAGTCAAGTATTGCTACGCGACGCTATTGTAAAAGTTACGGACGCAACCGACGACCAAATCGAAAGTGTAGAAACCAATATTAGCCGTTTGCAAACCCTCACCGGGGTAGCAGACGATAAACTACGCCCAGCGTATGCGACGTTGTTGCGTAGCACTGGCGACATGACTAAAGCGAATGACGATCTTGCTCTGGCTTTGGACATTTCTGCCGGTACAGGTAAAGACTTGGAAACGGTCGCTAAAGCTATTGCTAAGGCTACGGGCCCAGACGGAACAACTGGCGCATTAGAAAAACTGGTTCCAGCAATTAAAGGCGCAGAAGACCCTATGGGGCGTTTACGTGACTTGTTCGGGGGCGCTGCCGAGAAAGCGGCTAACACTGACCCGTATGCGCGTATGCAAACCATTTTTGGTGAATTGCAAGAACAAATCGGAACATACTTGTTGCCTTATTTGGAAGACTTTACCGAATGGTTAGCTAACCCAGGCACACAAAAATACATACGTGAACTTGTAGACATCGCTGGCGACTTGTTTGTTAAATTTCGCGCATTGGGTAAATGGGCTATTGAAAACAAAGATTGGTTAGTGCCTATTGCTACGACGGCCGCAGGTTTGGCAGCATCGTTCAAACTTATCAACACAGGTGTCGCAACATTTAACGCAGTAGCCCCGGTTCTAGGTAGCCTAGCTGGCACACTCAACGGCAAATTCTTACCTTTGGCTGGCACGTTGGGCGCTATCACCGCAGCTCTAGCTATCATTGCCGCAGTAGATCCATTGGCTAAAAACCTTGAAGCTGGTATTGCAAAAGCCGCACCTGGCACAATCCCTAACCTTTCAGGCCAATCAACTGCACCAACCCCGACCGGCATTGTTGGCAACATGGTTCTAGGTTCACCTAAAGCAACCACAACCGCTAAAAAGGTAACCACTCCAGCACCTAAAACCACAACGGTAAACGTAAACGTCAAAAACGTGACAGACGCCAAATCAATTATCAAAACCGTTTCAGCCTTTGAAAAATCAAGCGGTGCAACATTAGCCAAGGCGTTGCGATGATCAATGACTTCAATATTGCCACAGACCTACAAGTTGAACTATTTATTCCGAACGTAGATGAAAACCTTTTTATTATCGGCGTTAGCTTGGTTGGTGGTAGCGACGTTTTGGGTTCTAGCGGTGCTTTCATCATTGGTACTAGCCTTATTGGTGGCGATGACGTACTTAGTGACAACGATCAGCCGGGTTTTGACTGGAATCCTGTTCAGGCGGTAACAGCGAGCGCCGAAATCGGTATTGGTGGAACAGTACAAGATAGCCTTTACTTCCAGCCTGATGCTGGTAACTGCCGTTTAGTGTTGCAGTCTTACACGTTCGACCCAACTAATAACAGTTCTATTCGCCCGGGTACACCTGTACGCGTTCGTTTAGTTCGTGACGACATCAACCTAACATTGTTCAACGGGTTCATTGACAGCCTGACCGTAGACTATTACGTAGACGGCCCAAACCTAATCAACCTGAACGCGTTTGACCCTTGGAAACGTTTAGTAAACACACGCATACCAACCCTAGACACAACCGGGTACGGGGCAGCAATCAACCCAACAGACCTAATTCAAGAAGTAGCTAACGCGGTAGGGATCGGGTACATTACAGCCACAACCGAGGGCGCTATACCAACCGGTGAATTTACTGAAACTATTGCCAGCAAATTCATTTACGACGCTTTAGAGGTCGGTTTGGGTTTGTCTTGGATTGACCCAACAACTGGGGCATTGGTTTTTATTCCACGCCCAGAAATCGAAACAGTTGCACCCGAAGGTACATACACAATCGGCAACAACCATGGAGAGGCATACCACCTTTGCATGAGCGACATCACCGTCGAAAACAACCAAGATCAAGTTTTCAACAGCCTAAAAGTAGAACTAACCAGCGACAGTGAAACATTTGTTGTCGTCAAAAACCAAGACAGCATCGACCTGTACGGTGAAATTTCTACAGACGTAGCAATCAACACCACAACCGAAACAGAGCTAACCCGTTGGGCTAACGAAGTATTTTTTCAATCACCAACCCGTCTAGTGACTTCGGTTGAAACACCAACCATTGACCGCACAGGCACACTAACCGAAGCGGCAGCATTTTTACCCGGTGAACTAATCGGAGTGAAATACGAAACAAACGACCTAAACATAAACGACTATTACACGATTACTAAAGTAAGTCATTCAATAGACGTGAACAATTGGTACACTACGCTAGAGCTATGGAAAGAGTTTTAAATGGCCTATAAAACATTTTTGAATGGTTACCCACTACCAGCATCAGAGTTAAACACTTATTTTATGGGGCAGGTTGTTGCGACGTTTGCTAACGCGTCGGAGCGTAGTGCCGCGATCACTAGCCCAGTTGAAGGCCAACTGACCTACCTTGAAGACGCTAACGCTTATTACACGTATACGGGCAGCGCATGGACTTTGTTGAATACTGGTGATGTTGCTGGTAAGAATAAAATCATTAACGGTGCTTTCGACTTTTGGCAACGAGGCACTTCGTTTTCAACTGCTGGCGCTTTCACAGCTGACCGCTGGACTTTTGCAGGCGGAACAAGCAACACATTAACACAGCAAACTTTCACCCCTGGCGCTGCACCTGTAGCAGGCTATGAGGGGACATACTTTGCTCGATATACTCTGACGACTGCTGGCGATTTTAATGTTAGCCAACCAGTGGAAAATGTCAGAACCCTTGCCGGACAAACCGTCACCCTGTCGTTTTGGACTAAGACATCTTCTGCTAGTTCGATTGATAACATCTATCTAATTCAAGACTTTGGCTCTGGCGGTTCTACAATCGTTGTCACATCAGTTACTGGTTTGGCTACAACAACTGGCTGGACTAGGCACACTTACACAGCAACTTTGCCAAGCATCGCAGGCAAAACTATTGGTACTAATCACAAGCTAACAGTTCGTCTTGACATCAATGAGGCATTTACTGGCACTTGGGACATTTGGGGGGTTCAGCTTGAGGCTGGGTCGGTTGCTACCCCGTTTAGTCGTGCCGCTGGAACTTACGCAGGAGAACTAGAAGCCTGCCAAAGATACGCAAGGAGATACAACACACTAGGCCAAATCGCAGTTTCTATGAGCTCCGGCGATGCTGCTCTAACAGTTCATTACCCACCAATGCGAACAACACCAACAGCAAGTTATGGAATGACGAACGCTAACTACGGAACGGGTTGGACTTTTGTAAAAATGGGCATCGCTGCCTATTCAAAAACAGGAACAGTTACCCTATCAGCGGTTCCAGCAGTAGATAATACCTCTATAGCCTTTACTGGAGCAACCTGGTCTGGAACTGTAAACGGCTTCCAAGACCTTGGCAGCGGTTGGCTATTACTTGAATCGGAGTTATAAGAATGAATGAATACATTTACGAGGTAGTTGCTGCACCTTATGAGGGCGCTACAGAAATTATCAAGCGCACCGATTCAGACGGCAACGAAGCTTGGATACCAACCGACCCTGCTAACTCGGATTTCCAGGCTTACCTAGCAAGCTTAGAGGCTGAAAATGTCGGAACTGAAACCGAATAACAGCGACCTTCTCCTTCGCATAGTGGAGGACATCGCCGAGATCAAAGCAACCATTAAAGGCTATGCCGAACTTGAGGCACGTGTGAGGAAGATAGAAGGCTACGCGGTTTTGTTTGGGATCTTGTCGGCAGCTATGACCGCCGTCATTATTGGCATTATTACGAAAGCGTTAGGCGCATGACTTACCACGAACCCATTAAAGGCGCAGGGGCTGAACGACGCGACGAACTAGGCAACTTCGCTAGTTACCGCACACAACCACACCGGGGCAGCGATTGGGGTTTCAAAGGCGGTTCAGAAGGCAAACCCGTTTACGCTTTTGCTGACGGTGTTGTTGCAAAAGTTTTCTGGTCAGACGCATTAGGCCACTGCATTATTACCAAAAACTCTCACGATAAGGTTTACTGCCTTTACGCACACTTAGCAGAAAAACCAGCCTTCGAGAACATGGATCGCGTTATTGGTGGCGAAACAATTCTTGGCAAAATTGGCAACACAGGCAGCGCATCAACTGGCGCACACTTACACGCAGCCGCATCACTCGAACGTTTGCCACACATGGCCAACCGGGACAAACTAATTGACCTATTCAAAAAAATCGACGCTGGCAAACCAGCCCCTAAAACTTCGGCAAATGCCCCCGTAAAGAAACCAGTCGCTAAAAAGAAGGTAACGAAGTGAGCAAGATAACTAAACGTATTCTTCGCACGTCAGCGTTTGCTCTAGGCGCTGGTATTGCGTTCATGGGTGCTGGTTCAATCTTTGAGTATTCGGCCCTAGAATCGGCTTTATTTGGCGCTACCGGTGCAATTCTTGGTTTGGTTATGGCGCTCGCTTTTACTTATGCCGGTAAAGGTTCGATTAGTGATCAAGACTTTGACGGTCACATTAACGAAAGTATCAATTCGGTAACGTCTAAGACTAAAAAGGATTAGAGTCACACCCTGGCGTTATAGTCGGGGTATGAAAACACAGATAACAGCCGAATGGCTAGGCGCACCCGAAACCGGCACCCCCGAATGGCACGAAAACCGTAAAGGCGTAACCGGAACAAAAATTAGTTGCATTATGGGGGCTAACCCGTATAAATCCGCTTACACGCTTTGGGCCGAAGAAACCGGACAAATCACCGACACTTTTGAAGGTAACGACGCTACCGAGTTTGGGGCAGCCGTCGAAGGTGTTATCGGTGAAATGTTTATGAAACGTCACCCAGAATTTACCGAAGTTATTACAGCACCCGGACAGTATGCACACGAAACCACTAGATCTTTTAGGGCATCGCCTGACGCGTTACTAAACGGGCGCGAGTATGGGCGTGGAGTGCTTGAGATTAAGTTCACGTCGCAGTACTGGGAACAGCCACCGACGCATTACATTCAGCAAGTTCAATGGTATTTGTTTGTTCTTGGTCTTGATTACGGGTTTATTGCCGCATACACCGCCAGAGGGTACAAAGATTGGCTGATACAAGCCGACAAGACTTTACATGTTGAAATGGCGGCAGCAGCTAACGCATGGTTGCTATGTTGCGAAATGCAAATCGAACCGTTATGGGACGGCAGCAAATCCACTTACGAAACCGTTAGAGAACTAGCACCCGGCCTAACAGACGAACAGGTCGAACTAGGCCAACTCTACGTAGATCTATACGCTGCCAAAGCAATAGCAGACAAAGCCGAAGAAATTTATCGGGCGAAACAATCAGAGGTTTTAGCGTACTTGAATGGCGCTAAATACGGGTTATACAAAGGCGACACTAAGATAGTGTTGCAAGCCCGAAACGGAAAACCGTTCATCACATTCAAATAACACAGAAAGCACACAGAAAATGGCATTTAATTTAGACGCATACGAACCCGTAGCCGACCGTATTGCAAAGTTCTGGGACACCTACCCAACCGGTCGTTTACACACCGAAATTGTTTTGATTAACGAAACTGAAATTGTTATTAAAGCATCAGCGTTTACTGACAGAGACGACCCACGTCCGGCAAGTATTGATTTTGCACAGGAAACCCGAAACAGTAGCGCCATCAATAAACAAAATTTTGTGGAAAATTGCGCCACGTCAGCTTTGGGCAGGTGTTTGGCTACCCTGAATTTCCAACCTAAACGCGACGGTAAAGCTGTACGCCCGTCACGTGAAGAAATGCGAAGCGTATCTATCGAATGGGACACCGAACTCGAACTGCTAGTCGTTGCTAAAGATTTAGACGGGCTACGCAACCTTTACAAGAAATCTATACAAATGAAAGCTATGCCCGAGGTTGTGGATCGTATTAAGGCCGCAGCAGAGAACTTGAAGTAAATGGGAAAAGGGGGCAGCTGCCACAGAAAAACAGCTACCCCCGAACCCGTCATTGGGTTCACCCATACCAAACTAGGGCTAAATAATTATAGCCGGAAAGAATGGCACTTATGAGAGTACTAATAGCCTGCGAGTATTCGGGGACAGTACGCGACGCGTTTCTAAGACGGGGACACGACGCAATAAGTTGTGATTTATTACCAACAGACAAACCGGGGCCGCACTACCAAGGCGACATTTTCGACATAATCGACGACGGGTTCGACCTTATGATTGCGCACCCACCATGCACATACCTGACAAATTCGGGTGTAACCTGGTTGCACAAACAGCCAGATCGTTGGCAGAAAATGGAAGACGGCGCACAGTTTTTCAAAAAATTACTAACCGCAAACATTCCTAAAATTGCTGTCGAAAACCCAATTATGCACAAATACGCCAAAGAAATAATTGGGCAAAAACAAACCCAAATAGTTCAGCCTTATCACTTTGGCCACATGGAACAAAAAGCTACTGGGTTATGGCTAAAGAATCTGCCACGACTGATTGAAACTAATAACGTAAAAGCAGAAATGTTGAAGCTGCCAGACAACCAGCGCCAAAGGTTGCACTATCTACCACCTAGCGCAGACCGCTGGAAACTTCGCAGCACTACTTTTGCCGGGTTAGCTGACGCTATGGCGCAACAATGGGGCAGCGATGTCGCTTGAAGCCGTAGCCGCCGTACTTAATCATTCAAGAGCTAAAGGCGTGTCACGCAACGTGCTAACCGCAATAGCGTGGCATTTAGGGGACAACGTTGAAGAAGGTTGCTACCCGTCACAGGCACGTTTAGCGGTCATGGCTGGTACAAACATTCGACAAGTTCAACGGGCAATAAAAAACCTGCAAGAGCTCGAAGAGATTGAATACATTACACATGACGGGGCTGGGCGGCCTGATCGTCGAACTAACCGTTATTACATTTTGTTGGATTGCCCGGAGGGGTGTGATATGTCGTTGCAGCATCGTTCACGACCCGACATTTACGACATAACGACCCGACATTTACGCCGTCACGACCCGACATTTACGCCGTCACGACCCGACAATAACGTCGTGTTGAATAAACAATATAAACAA